CCTGAGGCTTCGCTTCCTACTTTTGGTTCTGGTGCTGGCATTTTCTTGTTCTATTAGTAGATATATAAAAGATGAGTGATAAACTATTTATATGGCATACAGAGGCAGATTCTACCCAAAACACCCTTTAAAATATAAAGGTGACCCAAACAAAATCATATATCGTTCTTCATGGGAAGTGCGAGTGATGAAGTATTTGGATGAGAATGATGGTGTTGTTTGGTGGGCAAGTGAGGAAATGAATGTCAAGTACATCTCACCTGTTGATGGTCGTGTGCATAGATACTTTCCTGACTTTATTGTTAAGGTAAGAAGAAAAGATAACTCTTCTACAATCTTTATGCTTGAAGTTAAACCTGAAGCACAGACTAAGTTAAGACAACCTAAAAGAGTCACTAAGCAATACATTAATGAAGCGGCAACATACGCTGTTAATCAAGCTAAGTGGAAATATGCTGAAGAGTTCTGTAAAGACCATGGATGGGTATTCAGAGTGGTAACAGAGAAGGACTTAGGAATCTAATTAACTTCAAACCGGACACACCTACTTATAAGATGGGTATCAGTTAGTCCGGGTAATGATGTTATCAATGTGGTTACAATGTGAGTATAAATAGTCTTATGGCTTATCTAATTGACAGAATCAATCAACAACTAGCAAAAGAGGGTATCAAACCAAGAACTGATGCCGCTCGGGCATGGTTGCGCCAAGAGGTCGCTAATCTGAATCCTAATCGTTCAGCAATGATGCGAGACCGTGAAAAGTTGCGTAATAGAACAATGATTGGTCGAATGTATTTTTATTTTTATGACCCTAAACATAAAGCTACTTTACCATACTACGATAGGTTTCCTCTTGTTCTGCCTGTTGAAAGATATCCTGATGGATTCTTAGGATTGAATCTTCATTACATTCACCCAAAACAACGAATCATCTTACTTGACAAATTAAGCGACTTTGCGACAAATTCAAAATACGATGAGACAACAAGACTACGACTAACCTATGCCACATTGGCAAGTGCGACAAAAGCATTTGAAGCTACACCGTGTATTAAGAGATATTTGTTTAATCATGTTGAAAGTAGATTTTTAGAAATTACAGCAGACAAATGGGACATAGCCGCTCTGTTACCTTTTGAATATTTTGTTGGAGCCAGCAAGAGCAAAGTGTTCAGAGACTCAAGGACAAAATTTTAATGTTAACCAATTTTCTATCAGAAATAAATGCAAAAGGTATATCAAAGGCAAGTCACTTTGATGTTGAATTTACACTGCCAAGTGGAGTTGGTCGTGGTACAAGCATTACAAATAAAGATGTAGCAATTCGATGTGAATCAGCCGATTTGCCCGGAAGACAGATGGTCACTATAGATAACAAAGTTTATGGACCTATTTACAAAACAGTTTATCAATCATTGTTCAGTGATTTGAATTTAACTTTTTTGGAAACAAAGGATATGGATTTCAGATATTGCTTTGAATCATGGATGGAATATATTCATCCAACAGGCACAACTAATGATGTTGAATATTATCGTAACTATACTACTGGTATTAAAATTTCACAATATGACCAAATTGATGATGGTTCTGGAAACTATACCAAAACTTTAACATATCATATTTACGAGGCATTTCCATTAAATGTTAATCAATTAACCGGTTCTTGGAGTGATGATGGTTTTCATAAATTACAAGTGTCGTTTGCATATCAGAGACATACAATCATTCAAGAAAAAGTACCAGGCTTCCAAAATAGAACACCACCAGTAGAAGACACATCAAGTACCACTGGTGGAATTAACCCGCAACTTAGAAGATAATTAAATTGAAATGAGGAGACTTTAAACTATGGCTTTACCAAAAATTGATGTGCCTATATTTGAAATGATTTTGCCTTCAACAAGCAAATCAATCAAGTATAGACCTTTTCTTGTAAAAGAAGAGAAAATATTATTGATTGCAATGCAGTCCAAAGAATCGAGTGTGATTATTGAAGCAGTAAAACAAATCATCGGTAACTGCGTTGTTGATGATATCAATGTCGATGATTTATCATTGTTCGATATTGAATATCTGTTTTTAAATCTTCGTGCAAGGTCGATTGGAGAAAAAGTAGATTTGAGATATCGATGCAACAACATTGTGAATGAAGAAAAATGTAATCATGTTTCTGAGTATCAAGTAGACTTGTTGGCTATCAGACCAAAATTTACTGAAGGGCATACTAATAAAATTCAATTAACTGATAAGATTGGTGTGTTACTCACATATCCAAAATTCACAACATTCTCAAAAGCAACCAAATTAGAAACTAATGATGAGACTGCTTTTGATATTGTTCTAGATTCAATCGAAGCAGTGTATGATGAAGAAGAAGTTTATTATGCAAAAGATACGAGCAAGCAAGAGATGAGAGAGTTTCTTGATTCTTTGGCCACAGAGCATCTTGTTAAGCTAGAACAGTTTTTTGATACTATGCCAAAGATAGAAGAACATGTTCATTTCAATTGCCCAAAATGTAACCATGAAGACGATATTATCGTCAAAGGTTTAGAAAGTTTTTTCGTTTAGCGTTTGGTTATGATACTCTTCAAAATTATTTTATGGTAAACTTTGCTATGATGCAACACCACAAATATAGTCTGACTGAGTTGGAAAGTATGTTACCTTGGGAGAGAATAATATATGTCAGTTTACTGAGCCAACACATTCAGGAAGAGAATGAAAAAATTAAACAACTCAATGCACAAAGAAGACGATAATGGCAGAAAAAGCAATTAAAGTAGAACTATCCGAAGAAGATAGAAAAATACTTCTCGCCCAGAAAAAGATTTTAGGCGATGTTCTAAAACCAGAAAAGAAAAACAAAGGTCTTGGCGCTTTAGCGGCCGAGTTAATTCTTTCTGGTAAGAAGACTTCTATCACTGGCGCATTGGGTTCAGCAACCAAACAAAAAGCTACAGAGTCTCTCCAAGAAAAAACAAAACAACTCAAAGAAAAATTTGATCCGCTGAACATCATTAATAGTATGTTTGGAGGCGGTGGTTTTGGTAGTGTTATGACTGCCGCCATTGGTAAAAGTATGGGACGCAGTGAAGATGATATTCGTAAATTTGGAAATATAGGTTCTGGTGAAAAACAAGAACTTTTACCTGAACAAATTAAACCAGAACCTGAATCAAAGTATGCGCCCAATAGTCTTGATGATTGGAAGAATGGTCCAACTCAGATGGAAAGTGGTGGTGCTAATAAAACAGATACTATGTTATCTGAGATGTTGAATTATGTTATAAAATTATGTGATGACATTAGAGGATTAAAAGATTCTTCAAAAAATCAAGAAGAACTTTTTAAAGACCAACTTACACTAGATGAAAAACAATTAACACTTGAAGAGAAACAACTTGATGCCGCTAATGAATCAAGATATGAGGATATGTTTGGAAAGAAACCTAGACAAGTTGGTTCAGATGGTGAAGACAAAAAAGAAAAATCAAAAGAAGAAAAAGGATTCCTATCATCACTATTAGGATTTGCTAGTGCATTGGGTATGATAGTGAAGGGACCTTTTAAAGCCTTTGCCGCAGTTTTAGGTTTTGCATTATCGCCTCTTCGTGGCTTAGCAAAAATACTTGGCGGTCCTTTATTGCGAGGTCTTGCGACACTTGGTGCCGTAGCACTTCCAGCCGCAAGAGCAGTTGGTGCTAAAGCATTAGAATATGGCAGTAAAGCAGTAGCCGCCGCAACACCATATGCAAAAGCCGCAGGTGCTAAAGCATTAGAATATGGTGGTAAGGCAGTGGCCGCCGCAACACCATATGCAAAAGCAGTTGGTGGTAAAGCAGTAGAATATGGTGGTAAAGCAGTAGAAGCAAGTAAAGCAATTGGTGGTAAAGCATTAGCATATGCAACAGAAAAAGCACCTACTCTTGTTGCCGGAGCAAAAGCGATTGGTAGTAAAGCAGTTGATATTGGTAAAAACATTAGCACTAAAGTGGCAGAAAAGGCGCCAGGTATTATAGAGGGCGTTAAGTCGATGGGTGGTAAAGCATTAGAGGGTGCAAAATCGCTTGGTGGTAAAGCAATGGAATCTGTGGGTCTTAAAGCCGCCGCAACAGTACCTGGAGCATTAACATCTTTTGGTGAAGTAGGTGCAAAACGAGCCGCAGCCGCAGCCGCTGGAACAGCAGGTAAAGAAGGTGTTGCGGCTTTGATTAAAAAATCAATTGCAAAAAGAGTTCCTAAAGCAGTAGCATCTGCTGTTGGAAAATCAATACCATTTTTGGGTGCCGCTATTGGTGTTGGTTTTGCTCTTAGTCGTTTGATGGACGGCGATGTTGTTGGCGCTGGATTAGAAGCAGTTTCTGGTATTGGTTCTGTAGCCACAGCAATTCCTGCAACAATAGCACTTGTTGCAAAAGATATCTATGAAGATGTTTATGGAATTAAACCAGAATCAGACCCACTAGTTGGTGAAAGACTGGGAATAATTCAATCAGAAACTGCGGCCGCCGTAAAAGCAGAATTTACTGGCAAAGTTGGAGAAGAAGAGAAAAAGGGCGGCGATAAAAAAGAAGGCGATAAAAAAGGCAATGCACCTGAAGAAACAAAAGTTCCAGAAGCGGTAGCATTGAAAGATGGAAAAGGTGCAACTAATAGTGATGCAGTTATTCCTGGTGGTGGACAAATTACGGATCCAAATGCTCCTAACTATAATGCAGAATATGCAGAAGTTAAAAGAGAAAGTGGTGAATTTAAAGCTAAGGCTAAAGAAACATCACCTTCAATTGCACCAAAACTACAATCAGCACAACCAAATACTGGTGAAAAGATGGCACAGCAATCTAACGAAAACACTATGGCTAAGACAGAAGCAATGACTGGTGGTAACAATACAAACACATCAATTGTATCTGCACCAAAAGTTACAAACGCAACTAATGTAACGAATGCGCCTATCAATGTTAGAAATAATGAAAACACATTCGTAAGAAATCAAGATAGAATTTCATCATTCTAAAAACAAAAAACCCCACCGAGGTGGGGTCAAACTGTTATAAAACTAGTTTATTCTTGTTGAGCCAAAGACTTGAAATAATCCAAATCATCATCTGTTTCGACTTTGCGGTCAATCCGCTCTAAGTCATCTTCAGATAATTTGCGAGATACACTCGCATCTTCAGCCTTAGTTTTAGGTGCAACTGCACCACCATCAAAACCGAGAACTTTATCTAAACGAGCCTTTAGAACTTCATAAGGCTTGAATTGTTTTGGTTCAAGAAATTCTTTGAGAGAATATTCTTTCTTCCACAACTCTTCGAGTTTAGAATCATCACCATCAAAAAGAGCAGACTTGTCTGCAAATTCTGATTTATCATAATTACGATAGCCCTCGACATTACGAATCTTCAATTTGAAGTTAGCACCTTCCCACATGTCAAATGGATTGACAGGTGTCTCATCAGCGAATTCTGGATTCATTGCCTCTGAGATTTTATCGAAGATTTTCTTACCAAACTTATACAGTTTGATTTGACCTTCGTTAGAAGGATTTGCTGGATCGGAAACAACCAAGATGTTTGCGATGTAAGTTAACTTGCGTTTTTGCTTACGAGCAATTTCTTTGTTGGCTTCGATGCCAGAGTTCCAAAGAGTAGAGTTATACTCAGAGACTGGATCTTTTTGGTTAAGAGTAGTCAAAGAGTTTTCGATGTACCAACCACCAGGACCTTGAAAGCCATGATTGAATACACGAACCCATGGCAGACCATCTTCACCATCAATAGAAGGTGCGGGTAGAAAACGAATAACGGCCATGCCATTACCTGCTTTATCTACTTCAGGTTGCCAGAAACGGGTATCATCTTTGGAGCCAGCCTCTGTGGACTGATTGTTGACTGATTCAACAGCTTTTGTCAGTTTGTCGAATTGACTGCTGTTGCGTTTGAGATTTGCAAATGAACTCATATGTTTTTCCTTTTTGTATAACGGAGTATGTTTGTATGAACGAATTATCCACAGTATGCATTATATCTTTTATTTAGATGGATTGCAAGTGGCTTTTTAAAATTGCCTGAAACTTTGCCTTATCATAATCAATGAATGGGGTATACTTAATTGCAGTCAAGCATACTTCAGGCCATCTAATTGTGTCATCAATTTTTTGATTCCACATTGGGAAGAAGCCTAGCATATCATTCAATATGCACAATGTTTCAAATTGAGTTTCCTTTCGTAATGTTTTTGTTAATAGAACAGGATATTCTCCATCTTCTACTTTCAAAATGTCATTGGGATTAGAGTACTCAATAAACAATTCACGACAGTCATTTTCAAAGATATAACTGAGTGATTGCTGACTCATCAAAAACAATTTGTATATCGATTCAGCATCTTCTTCTAAGAGTTTGCCTACCCATATCTTATTGTCAATGATGAAATTTGAAACGAGAAATTTAACAAATTCTTCTTTCTCATACTTCCTAGAAAGTTTGTAGAAATAGTATTTGTCTTTTCTCAATTCAAATGTCTGTACAGAAATGTTTGACTTTCCATTGTATTTGAAATAGTCATAACTCTTCTGTGTGAAATGTATCTTCAATGAATTGTATAAAGCAAAGGCTTCATATCCTGTCATAATAATCCTCAAAAGGTGGGACCGAAGTCCCACCACATTATTTTACCACCAGCCAGTAACTCTACCCACCACTTGTACAATAGCGACAGCAATGGCAACATTAACAATTAGACCTACATCAATTTTTGGAATAGAAATATTCATAACTTCTCCTTCTATCGTGTTTGTTTTGAAGAGACAAACACAAAAACTCTTAAATTGGTAATTTAGATACAACAGGCATCATTCTCATGTCCTGTGCATCACTTTCAATTTTAGATTTGAGATTAGAGTTTACCAAAGATGCGGCAACCTCAATCTCAAGTCCAGTCTCTTTACAATATTCAACGATTGCATCAATATGATTACACCTATGCTTTCGCATCATGTCTTCAATTGCTTTTGCAAACTTCATCATTTCATCACGAGTAGGCATAATTTATTTTTTCGATTGTGACGATATGATTGATGGTGCATTGTGTGATTGCATTGATGATGCAAATGCAATACAGATAATATCTGTGCTTGATGCATATGAGCAACGAACCGACAATGGATCGATGCCTTTTGATATTGCACTGTCAACATTCGCCGCCATTAGTTTTCTGTCATTAGTATGATAAAAAGTCATACCACCAATCAATGCAAGCAAAATCAGTGTAATTGAAATTTGTACTGTTGGTGATTTAAATGATGTTAATGCTGTTAATTTATTATCTATAGGCATATTGGTTTTCCTTTAGTGTTTTAAAGTAAAAGATATGTCTACCAATCTGTGTTGTCTTGACCATATTCTTCCACTTAGGGTTTACATAATCTGCATGATAAAATAATGCTCCTGAAGTAGGATCATCAATCTTTTCATAATTTGCATAGACATATGTTGCTAAGTCTCGAATGTCATTATATCTCAAATTGTATCCACTTGTCAATACTTTAGAGGTAGAAATAGCATAAGGCTTTTCTTCACACCACCATGAGAATTGACAAGTCTTTCCTATTTTTTGTTTAACAACACCACAGATGTTGTCTTCAAAATGTCCAGAATTCATTCTATTGATTGTGACGAATGCAACAGCAAGTTGTCCTTCTCTCGGCTCAAATGCCGATTCAAAATAGATGTTTTCTGCTAGGCAATTCACTTGTTCTTTTGCCTCAGCATTTAGACTAAAATAATTTGTTCTGAATGGCATTGATGTTTGCGAATCAGTTAAAATAAAAACCGACAACAAAATGCCTAATGAAATAATTATGCTCAATAAGATTGAGTGCTTAAACATTGAATTTTCCTTTCAAA